CTTCTCGTTCTCGGCGGGCTGTATGGGCTGTCAGTACGTCATGTACTTCCACTTCTGGCGAGTATGGGAAAGCGTCATCTCGACCAAATCGACGCCCTCATCGCGACTCAGAAAGAGGAGTCGAAGGCCATCACCAAAACACTGGCATCTATCGACCGACGCCTCGCGCGACTGGAAGGGCTTACCGATGGGGGTAGCCTAGCCATCAACCCCGGCGCCATGCGCCCTGATTCACTGGCGGGGTGAGTGATGAAGAAGCAGCCCGCGAAAGGCAAAGCGAAGGTCAAGGTCACGGCCTCTGGAAAGAAGGTCAGCTACGGGCAGGCTGGCGAGGCGAAGGGCGGCGGCCCTCGCATCCGACCCGGCACGGCCAAGGGCGACGCATATTGCGCTAGAAGTATGGGCCAAATGCGCGACTTCCCCGAAGCAGCCAAAGACCCTAACAGCCCGCTACGCCTTTCTCGTAAAGCATGGAAGTGTGAAGGCGAGAAATCGAAGAGGAGTAAATAATGGCTGATGATGAGTGTACTAAAAAAGTAAAGGCGCAATACGATGTCTGGCCCAGTGCCCGCGCTTCGCAGGCTGTAGCTAAGTGCCGCAAAGAAAAGGGCATTGAGCGCAAAGGCGAGGCTGGCACCTCGCTTCGGCGCTGGGAGAAGGAGAACTGGAAAGACACGCGCACTGGAAAGCCATGCGGGGAAGGCGGCAAAGCCGAGTATTGCCGACCCTCGAAGGTAGTCTCGAAGGCTAAGACTCCCAGCACGAAGCCGTCAAAGGGTGCAGTCGCGGCTAAGGTCGCGGGTAAGCGCGCCCCTTCTACCAAAATTCCTAGGAGGAAGTGATGCCACTTAAGCAAGGTTACTCGCAGAAGTCAGTCTCGAAGAACATCGTCAGAGAAATGAAGTCTGGAAAACCGAAGAAACAGGCCGTCGCTACTTCGCTGAGCGTAGCGAAGAAGGCGAAGGCTAAGGCGAAGAAGAAGTGACCCAGCCCGCGAAACAGCGCAGACCGCGCGTGAACACCGCTCAGACCTCCCGCGTAGTGAAGGCCGCCGTGCCCGAGATCACGCGCGAACTGCTAGAGGCTGTTCTGCGCGAGCTACAGCTTCCTCGCACTACCAGCGGCGCTTTCTGACTAGATCATAAAAAAAGACCCCCGCCTACATGGCGGGGGTTCTTTCATATGTGTCTGTTTACTCTAGTTTAGGTACTACCTTTGTTATGGCGTATAGACTAATCATCATAAGGAACATACCGATTGCTGTACCAGCGAAAATAGAAAGAGCCCATAGACTAATCGACATCGAACACCTCCGTTAGCGATCGAAGAACTGGCTGAACCCGGGCAGCTTCACCTGCCCGCGCTCTTCTAGGTACATCTTCAGCAGGGCTTGATGGGCCTTCTTGCATCCCGCACCGGCCTCTTCATCGGCCTGAAGCCAAGTCGGGATGCACTTCACTGGAGCCGTCACCTGTACCTGCGCCGATCCCGCGCGAAGCGGGCTAACGCACCTCGATGTGACCATAGGCTCCGAGTCGCGATATTCCCACCAGCTTCTTCCGTCTGAAAGAAAGACGGCTGTAACTGTCGGGAAAACAGACCCGCCCTGTTTTAGTTCGTAAACTACAGACCAGCCTTCGCCGTTTGCAGCCTGTACTTTTTGTAGTGGATTCTTAGTCATTGTCTTTGTCCGTTTGATCAGCAGGCAGAGGAGTCGAAGAGGCTGAAGTCATTTGACTTCACCTCATTGGCTGGAAGGAACTCGTTCATGCCCCATGCCTCGATCATCTCCGCAGCGCGGGCTTTGGCCTTCTCAAAATCGCGGAATGTGCCGTAGTGGTAGGTCTTGCGCTTGTAGGTGCCATCGGGATTGCGCTTCACTGCGCGGCAAAGCTGAACAACGTACTTCGGGCTCCCGTCTTTGTAGGGATGCGGGAAGAGGTACACGCCGCGAACTCCGGTCTGCGAATTCGTGCCCCGGTTGATGATGTTCTCGCCCGGGGACACCATGCGTAGGTTCTCGAGCCGGTCATCACCTGGGTCGCCATTGATATGGTCGATGTACTGGTTCCCGGGATCACGGCCGGTATGGAGCATCCACAGAACGCGCGCAAGGCCGTAGTTCGTACCGTCAATGGTCACCATCTTCCGGCCCGTGCGCTTCTGAACGCAGCCCACTACAGCGCCCTTCCCTCCCTTCCCGCCGCGAACTGAGACGCGGCGGTAAAGGAGGCCCTTCTCGAAGTCAGCCTCAAACAGCTCGCGAAGGCGGGGAAGAGGCGGGAGGGAGTTGCGAACTACACTGGACATCTTCATCTCCGGGGCGGGGTCGGTGTTGGTGTCCCGCCGCACTGAGTATGTATCATAAGCAAACTGGCTGTGCAAGGTTGCGCACCTCACACAGCCAGAAGTTTACTAGCGGTAGCGGTTTATTTTTCTCCTACCAGTTTGCCTGTACGGTTTAGTAGATCATCTATATCATCGACAAGTATTATCGAATCTGAATTAGCCGAGAATGTACCTCCCCAAATACCTATTTGTACGCTGTTAAAGTCACACCGCTTTTTCTTAATTTCTTTAGAAAAGATAACACATAGTCCTGTGGAATTGGTGTTAGGTCTAAATAGGGCAAAGGCATGACCTGTGGTTTTTAGTGCATTATTGATATGATGAACAAGTCTATGTGGGTTAAGTGTAGTCTCAATTCCTTCTAAGGTATAAAAAAGCCTTGTTTCTTTACCCACGGGAAAAGTCTCCCATCGGGCATGAGTGCCTATAATTGCCTGAAACTCTAGAGGAGTATCAGCGTACCTGTACGCGCCGGGTACTTCCTGCTGATCCCCGAAGTATGGCTCTGAGAACAGTTTCTTTAGCGCGATAGAGTTAGGGGTAGAACCTTCGTTGCTCATGGCGAACTCCGTTTACTGCGGGTTGCTGAGGTGATAGACGCGCTTCAGGCCTTCGCCAGAAGCGATGAGTAGCCCTTCCTTCTCACAACGATCGAGGAAGAAGCGAACGAGTCGGATGCCGAAGCGGTCTTTGTCTTTGCCCGGGAAGCCGAGGCAGTCCGCGATTTGCTCCTGCGATAGCTGCCCTCCCTTTGGCCGCCGGAGATGTTTGGCGCGGGAAAGGATGCGGGCGAACTGGCGCTTCATCTCTTTCGTGATGGCCGTGTGCTCGAACTTCCCTCTGCCCAGGGCCTCAAACACCGCGCGCTCCGTGGGCAGGGCCTCATTCTCCAGTCCGCGAAGCTGCTTCATGTATTTAGCAGCCTCTTTATTTAGGTATGTCTGATCGGCTTCGGTGCTGCACTGAATCATGCAGTCAGCCTGACGCTCTATTTCATCTACTGTAAATCCAGCGCGATGAAGGTTCCATGCAGCGCTAGCAAGAACATCGCGGCGATGGCCCTTCAGAACATGGATGCCGTGCTCTGCGAGGTAGGCAGCCCCATCCTGTCCGCCGCAAAGTGAAGGCACGAAGTCGAGCCCCTTCTCGATCCAGCCCTCGACTACTTTCTTCGCGGCTGAAGAAGTACAGGTTCCGCGGTACGCCGTTACTTCAACAGAAGGGGCCCTTCCTGCCCGGCTACCGCCGGCCCTTGTCTGCACCCGCTGAGCGAACGTGGCAGGGCTAATCGTCCGGCGGGCCCCAGCCACGAGGGCAAATGAGGAGGCATGGCTGAGTGCGTTGCCGCGGGTGCCAAAGACCTGTGCAGCGTCAAAGCCGGGAGGGCCTTCGACATCGCTATGAATGGCATCAATGACCTGCGCCAGCTTCTTCTCGGTCATACCGGGCAGGAACATTGACGGAATAGAATGTGGAAGAATCTGCGGCTGTGCAGGTAGCCGAGCACTCAGATCGAGGGGTACGCAGGAACCATGATGACGCTCTAAAGCCTTCTGGAACTCAGCTAGCTTTAGGCTGTAAAAGTCATCCCAGCCTTCCAGACCGTGCGGAGTGGCGAGGGGGATGATCACGCGCCAGCGAAGCGCATCCTCTTTGGCCTTCCAAGTGGTGTAGAACGCGCTTTCCCAGCCCAGGTCTGACAGGGCATCGCGCAGGCTGTCAGCCGCGACGTTGCCTTCATCAAGGTCGAAGGCGAGCGCGGTGCGCGCGATGACGTTCTCGGAGCGCCGATCATCCGTGCGCGAAGCGAAGAGGCTCCAAATTGCGAATGGAGCCGTCATCTTCCCGCGCGTCAGGTGGCCCCAGCGCTCCCATGCCTTCTCAGCGGTGACTTCCTCGATGATGGCCTGGGCGAAAGAGGTATCTCCGCTGTAGTGGAAGGAGGTGTCAGCTACAGCCGGTGACTTCAGGTTCAGGCCGATGCTGGCGTAGACTACTTGCTTCCCATCGATTGTCATGCTAAGAACCTTGTGCCGTGTGTGGTTGTACCCCCGGTCGCTTTGCCGAGCGACCGGGGGTTGTTCTTTAGTCCGCCTGAGCTAACAGGGTATCTTCTTGCAGTTTTACAAACTTGTCTAAGATGTCCTTATTGTTCAACATAAACAAAACAAGTTGTGTAAGAAGCTGCGAGTAAGTCCGTAGGCCGGACTTAGCGCGCAGACGCTCTAACAGCGGACGGATGTCTTTCTCGATTCTCATAGATGACGTTACGGTCGTCATGGGCGTCTCCTAGCTGGCACCTGTATACTAGCGCAGCGATGACTGACTGGCAAGCCCCTCGGTGAAGGAAGTTGGCCGTGCAGAGCAGTCGTTGAGAATGGGCTGTTCATCGGCAACTGGGGTACGGTACTTCTGAGCTAGTCGCGGCAGCCCTAGTAGTGTTGATCGATGTTCTCGACGAGTGCTCTGCACAACTAAGGCGGCGCGCTGGCTGAGAGTGCCCTGCTGTTGCGGGTTCCCGCGCTTCGCGCGGGAGAGGGATATCCTTCTCTCTGGCGCAGCCTGCGCCAGAGAAAGGAGCCCTGCCAAAGAGGAGCAACCTGCTACCGCGCGAATCATCAGGACAGGAACACCCGCTACCGCGCGAGATGAGTGGCGAAGCCCCTTCCACCCGCGCAGCGAAGGACAAGGCGCTCCCCCGAGCCGTAGCGTGAGCGGAGCGAGGGGAGCGCATCCGAGGCCACGCGCAGCGCTGGCCGAGGCCACACCACCGCACCGCGGGATGTATTGACCTCGCGAAGCTCGAACTATTGACATTACCCGGCTGGTGTGTCATAAATGACACGGGTGTCACGAATGACACACCTGCTGCGAAGGGGAGTGGCCTGCCACCATCCCTTAAGGAGCCAGTCGATGAGCAGCGCCGATGCGTGGCTAGAACTCGATAAATCGCTTACTAAAGCGCAGCGCAGAGTCATCAAATGGCTCGCGGAAACAGGCAAAGAACCCTACGATGCCTGTCGCGACGGCGTTATCAGCCACAGCATGATGACGCGCTGGACCACGGCAAAGGTCCGCAAATGGGTCGAGGTATATCAGTCCGCTTTTCCTGACCCTCAAGCCGCTGCTATTCGCGTCCGGGCTGAGCTGTTGCGGGCCGTTCCAGACGCTACCCGCGTCATCGTCACCGCCATTCATCCCGATACAGTGAAGATCGACGCCACCAAAGTCCGCACGGCGCAGTGGGTCATTGAGGTCTGCTTCACCGACGCTAAGTCTGCCTCAGCCTCTCAGCCCCCGGCAAACGTCGCGCAGAACGGGGTGGAGCAATTGGCGGCAGTTCTTAAACTGGTGAAGTAATATGGTGTACATTCCACCGGGTATACCTGCAAAGATGAAGAAGCAGGTCTCAGCCCTGCTTTCTGATGTCTTTACTTTCGCCAAACTTCATCAAGTGCAAGATAAGGAGACTAAGAAGCCCATCCCGTTTAACCCGCTGCCGATGCAGGACAAAATCTTTGAGGCAGTAAACGCGGGTCATAAGCGCATCCTGATCCTCAAAGCCCGTCAGGTCGCCGCGACTACGGGCTGTAAAATGGTGCTCCATCACCTCGCCTACACTACGCAGCATGAGGCGATGCACGCCATCGTCTCCATGCGGGATGACTCCGCTGCCTCGCTGATGAACGATAACCGGCGCTGGATCAAAGACCCGCCCGACCTGCTGAAGCGTGAACTCGATACCTCCGCAAAAAAGCACATCGTATACGCGGACACTGGCGCCTCGATTCAGGCGTTCACCTCCCGCTCAACGACCGGCCTGCGCTCATTCACCCCGGCCGCCGTGCTGATCAGCGAAGCGGCCTATGCCCCCGACCTTGAGGAAGTTCTCGCGCAGGCAGACGCGGCTGTAGGTGACGGGCTCCTCATGGTGGAGTCAACCGCTGCGAACCCCAATGACTTCTTCAGCAACCTCGTTCGCGGTGCGCCCGAGAACGGCTGGCATCTGCTGACGATGTTCTGGCATGAACATCCGGCGTATGAAGATCCGCCAAATACGTTTGACTCTGATGAGTTTGAGAAAACTCTTTCAGACACAGAGAAGGCACTCCTAATCGCCTACTCTCTAAATCTGGGTCAGCTTCACTGGCGGCGCCGGACCCTTAATCGCCTGGGCTCAGAGCATAAGTTTAAGCGTGAATACCCAGGCAGCATTGATGATTGCTTCATTGATCGCGAAGGTAGTTACTACGAGGATGTTCTTCTCTCGCAAATAAATGTGATCGACTACAACTCTGTAAAAGACAGCCCCGGCCGAGAACTCGAAGCACCTCAGCCCCTCGACCGCTACGTCATGGGCGTTGACATCGGCGGCGGTGTCGGCGGGGACTACTCTGCCCTCTGCGTAGTCTCAGTGGGAACTATGCAGCCGGTTTACATCGAAAGAAATAACCGCATGACTCCTCAGCACTGGGCGCACCGCGTCATCGCAATTGGCAGCCGCTATAATGAAGCATTAGTTCTTGCGGAAAGCAATAACCACGGTCATGCCTTCCTTCTGGAGATGCAGAGCTGCGGGTATCGCCAGCAGTGGCGCGACCCTAAGACCGGCAAACCGTGGACCACTACGCTCCCGTCGAAGCTGGATGCCTTCTCCACGCTGCGAGAAGCACTCCCGCTCATTCGCATGATCGACAGGGCAACGTGGCTTGAGCTTCGCAGCCTGACCATCCCTTCAGGGAAGGTCACTCCTGAAGCGCCGAAGGGCGGCAACGATGACTGCGCGATGGCGCTGGCCCTGTCATACAGGTGCCTGCGAGACATCCCCGCCTCATGGCGCACTTCAGCCGTTCAGTCAGCGGGAGTGCGGGTGCAAGACCTTCTCGCCGCTTCCCGTGCCCGGCGGATTAAGTCCGCAAATAACCCGTTCCAAAAGTGGAGTTAATTTTGGACTATGACCTTCACCTCGGAGATATGCGCGAGTTATTGCGCACCTTCGAGGCAGAGTCAATCGACTCTATTGTCAGCGACCCGCCCTACGGCCTGACTTTCATGGGCAAAGGCTGGGACAAAGGCGTACCCGGTGAAGAGTTCTGGAAAGAGGCGCTGCGTGTGGCAAAGCCCGGTGCCCATCTTCTTGCCTTCGGCGGCACGCGGACTTTCCACCGCTTGGCCTGCGCCATAGAGGACGCGGGCTGGGAAATCCGCGACTGTATTATGTGGGTTTACGGCAGCGGGTTCCCGAAGTCGCTCGATGTGAGCAAGGCGATTGACAAAGCGAGTGGCGCGCAGCGGAAGTTCGGAGGCGTCAGGTATTATGCCTATGCGGATTCAGACAAGCCTTCGGTAAGTCACGCGCCCAGGGGGAGCAAAGAGGGCTGTTT